CCATAAATTGTTATTTTCAGTCATTATTATCCCTCGTACCAGTATCCGTCATGGTAACTGTCGGAATACCACGCCGCGCCATCTGACACCGCTGACCAGCTAACAGCAGTGTACATATTCTCAACACTCGACAGCCCAGCATAATTTGAGTTCACTATAGTATCGTAGTTATCATAAATCTTTTCCGAGCCTGCTGCCGCAATTTTGAATGAGTTATTGTTGGAGTCCCTTACCGCAAATGTAAGCCTCGCTCCCTTGGCGGTTGCTGCCGCTGGTAATGTGAGCGTGAACGTGCCAGCTAAACCCGAAATGTCTAAACTGTAAAAGTGGTCGTCCGTTGCGGTGGCAGTGTGCGTTGTGCCTGTAGTTAAATTGGTTGCGTCGGGGCCGCCAGCACCCAGTTGGGTGTCCGTGCCAGCATCATCAGTAAAATACAAGCTATTGGGCGTTCCTGTTTTTACCCAGAGCTGCCCGTAAGCCGCCGTATCAGCGTCAGCCGCAGCTTGCTCCTTGAGGGTGACCGCCCCTTCCACGGTGAGCTTCGTTGCTGGCGCAGTCGTCCCGATGCCGACATTGCCATCCCCCATTACAGCTAAAGCGTTAGAATCCCCACCCGTGTTAACTCGCAACCCATAAGCCAACGCATGGGAGCTGGCGATTTGAGCATTAAGTCCGTGGGAGGTTGAGGTTGTGCCAGAGTTGTACAAGTAAGAGAGGTAGACACCAGCGGCTGTTGCGGCTTCCACATGAAGAGGTGAGGTTGGCGCAGTCGTCCCGATGCCGACGTTGCCGTTCGTGAGCAACCGAAGGTTCGTTACTGTCGGCGCGCCTCCGGTTGTTTCACCGTAGCCAATGGTCATTCCCGCGCCTGTAAAGTGCGTTAAATACGCGTCCGTTCCATCAAACCCTGTAGAGTAGAAATTACCATTATGGACTCTTTCATGTGTAAACCCACCGCCAGTATCCCTAATTTGCAGCCTTGAATCATTCGGGTCAGTGACTCCGATGCCGACGTTGCCGCTGGAGTCAATCCGCATCCTTTCCAACATTCCTACTGTGGTGGAACCCCCATTAGTGAGGAATACCAATTCACCAGTGTGAACTGTTGTATGGTCAGTGTTGACTCCAGCGATGCACGAAGTAGTAAAACCAGCACTATCGTTAAATTTAACTAACCCGTAATTGTTATCCGTTGCGGAAGTATTCTGAATAACTAAATCTGGGCCATCTAGGCTGGGTATGCTTGTTGATGTGAGAGAATAGTGAAGACCGAGACAATACGCATTCGCCGCCACATCACCTGTGCCAATCCCCACTTGTGAATCCCGGTAAATATTGGCCGTACTAGTTACGGTTGACCACGGCGATGAGCCGCCACCGCCAGCATCCTCCCATGTGGCTAATCCGTCTGCGTCCGAGGTCAGCACCTTATCAGCACCGGGAACGCCACCAGTAATCTTTATCTGACCATTGATTTCCAACTCGGAATCAGGGTCAGTGACTCCGATGCCGACGTTGCCATTACTCTTGATAACAAAATCGTTGGTGGCTCCTGTTTCATTCCTTATGTAAAGAGAGTTATCATCAATAGCATGACTGGAGCCAGCTACTCCTATCCCCCATGTCTGAGTGGTACTCTCCTCGTTTGTAATCTTTATGACAGCAGCATCAGCTTGCTCTGTAATAAATTCAGCAATTACGGCAGTAGTCCCAGCATCAAAAGTTGATTCACCGACAACGTGTAAATCTGTCCCCGGCGCAATCGTCCCGATGCCGACTTTACCGGTCTGAGTAACGGTAACTACAACACCAGAGTCATCAGTGGTTAATTTAAACACACTGCCGGCCCCACCTCCTGCTCTAGAAAGCCGAAACTCCTCTGACCCTCCGCCTTTGAAAGTGATACCACACTCGTCGTCTGCATCACCGCTATCAATATTCAGAAGGCAGCCCTCAGCCGCATAAAGATTCAGTACATCACCACTATACAATCCGCTAAAGTCAGAGACTCCAATGCCGACTCTGCCTGAACCTGCGGTGCGGTAAATATCATCCCCGTAGGATGGGTCATTTTCCACCGTCCACGGCGATGAGCCGCCACCGCCAGCAGGAGTAGCCCACGTATTGTCGCCCCTCAAAAATGTTGTGGAACTCGCTGTGCCTGTCGCTGAAAGCATCGCAATGTCAACCGCGTCAGTCGCAATCGTAGTTGCGTTCCCACTGCTGGTTACATCGCCAGTAAGGTTGGCGTTGGTGGTAACAGTTCCTGCCGTGAGGCTTGCTGCTGTTCCTGTGCAGTTTGTAAGCACTCCACTTGCAGGGGTTCCGAGAGCGGGCGTTACTAATGTCGGACTGGTAGCAAAGACCAGAGAACCACTGCCTGTTTCGTCCGAAATAACCCCCGCCAACTGCGCGGAGGTTGTAGCTGCCATAACAGAAAGATTGTTTGTAGTGTAAACACCATTGGTAACTGTCGCTGCGTTGCCTGTGCAGCTACCTGACGAACCGCTGGCGTTTCCGGTCAAGGCTCCAACAAAGTCCGTGGAGGTAACACTGGTTAACCCAGTAATCGTTGCATCTAGGTTAAGTGTTACATCACCCGAAGCCCCTCCCCCATTAAGATTCGTCCCAGCCGTGACACCCGTGATGTCTCCTGTAGTAGGTGCTGCCCATGAGGGAACACCAGACGCAAGAGTCAGAACCTCTGTGTCAGAGCCTTTTGCAAGTTTTGCTAATGTGGTTGTGGTGTCAGCATAAAGAACGTCACCTGCTGCAAACCCGGTTAATGTCGTGCCGCCCTTCGCAACAGGTATTACATTATTATAGGTTGTTGCGTTCCCGCTTGAAGTCACGTCACCCGTTAAATTTGCATTAGTGGTGACGGTTCCCGCTGTCAGGCTTGCTGCTGTTCCAGTCAGGTTTGTTGCCACACCGCTTGCCGGAGTGCCGAGGGCTGGAGTTACCAGCGTTGGGCTGGTGGCAAATACCAGTGAGCCACTCCCCGTCTCATCAGACATGACCCCTGCAAGAGCCGAGCTTGTCGCCGTTCCTCCATTAGCCAGTACCTCGGATAGCGTATCGGAAGTTCCAACCTGCGCGTCCACGTAGGCAGTCGTTGCAACCTTCGTGGAGTTGTTGGAAGCAGATTGAGTTGTACCTACAACCCCGTCAGCAAGAACGGACGTAGCCGTGACGTTTCCAGTTAAATCTCCGGTTACATCGCCTGTCACGTCTCCGGTTACATCCCCGGTTACATCTCCTGTTACGTTGCCTGTGACATTCCCAGTAACATTGCCCGTCACGTTGCCTGTCAACGCGCCAGTAAAAGTTGTTGCCGTGACGGTGTTGTCCTTAACCAGAACGCTGTCAATCGTTACACCCGCAGCAGCAGTCGTCTCAGCAACCGTATCCGTGGTAATGGATTGGCTGGCTGAAACAATTATATTAGTTGAACCTGTCGTGTTGCCATTAGCCAACACCTCCGCCAAGTTATCCGCTGTTCCAACCTGTGCATCCACATAAGCCGTGGTCGCAACCTTGGTTGAATTGTCACTTGTACTCTGCGTAGTCCCGATAACGCCATCAACCAGAACGCTTGTGGCCGTGACATTGCCAGTAAGATCGCCAGTTACATCACCCGTCAAGTCGCCCACCACGCCACCTGTTGCCGTGGTTATCCCAGCCACCTCAAGTGTGCCAGTAGACTTAACCCCGGCAGTGCTTAACTGGAGAACAGAATCCGTGCCGTCACCGTCCTGAACAGTGTCCAGTGATGCGGTCAATCCGCTCGCGCTCGTCGTCTTTAACAGTTCAGTATATGAACCGGAAATTGATCTTCCTGTTAATGTAGCCATCTAAAACCCCCATGCTTTTTTGATTTGTTTGGTGGAGAAAGTTGATTGGCGCAGGAACCTGGAGCCTTCCTTGCACTCCAATCCGTAATAGCCTTCCTTGACCTGATCCTTCTGCGGCTTGATGCCCACAGCCTTTCCGGGCATGGCAAAGCCAGACGGCCCGCTGGTCTTGGTGTAGACAACGCCATCAACATCAACGGTATCGGTTCCCTTCGGAACCAGACACTCAATGATGTTTCCACTGTCGTTCTTAAAGTCGTGGAGGGGCATTAATAGCCCTCCTCCACGTCAGCGGCCATGGCTGCTTCCAGAAGCTCGGCTCCCTCCACATCCTCCGCTGGTGCGGCCTCTTCATTATGGGCAGCGTATTCAATGGGAACTCCTCCTGCACTTTTCAAGTCAATGGTGGCAATGCCCCCGTCAACTCCAGTCACCTCACCGGCAACTTCATTCAGCACAACAGTATCGCCCACTTCAGGAGCCACTTCTTCTCCCTCGCCGTTTTCATCAACAAGAGCCTCTATTGGTAAGTTAATCATTTCACATCCCTCCTTTTGGGATTTCTTTGAAGGTTTAACACTAGAGCCTGTGGGCGGGGGTTTTCCACCCCCACCCACGGCAATAATAATGGTCATGCCTTTCTTATGGGCCATGACTTGTTTGGTTAAGCGGTTGAGGCCGTCTTGCTACGCATTACGACGTAGTAATTCGGATTCAAGCGCAACGTTGTCCAATAGGTCTTAAATGAACACGTGGTTTTTTGGTTTAGCGGATCACTTTTGTCAGCCGTGTCAACAATCTCAACCTTGGGGCTGAACGGAGACTGACTTGATAAGTCAGGACAACCGTAAGCCTCGTCACCAAGGAATAGTGTCGCATGGATGTCATTGGTGGCAGTAGTGCCGCCTCCCCCCGATGCGTCATAGATAACTCGGTCAGCGTCAGTGCCATTGGCATCACCGGAGATGAACGGATTTGTGGTCATAATGAATTTGGCCCCGTAGAGGGAACCCACTTCACCTTTATACAAATCCTGCACATTGCTATATGTAGCAGCATTTTGCCAAACGGTGTCTGTCATCACATCGCTAATCACCTGCGGGCTTGCCGCTGCAACAAACATTCCGCCTCTGGCGGCTGTTGCGCGGTTAACCTTCAGTTGAGTAACAGCATTAAGAACAGCCGGAGCGTCAAGCAGCGTGCCTGTTCCCGTGGTGATCTCAAACGCAGTGTATTGAGTGGCTGCGGTTGTCTCTTTTGTTCCGTCAGCATACAACTCAACCAGCGTGTCTCCATTGTCGAGACTGGCTGACATATCAGCGGCATAGCCACCTTCCATGGCCGTGCCACCAACATTTGATCCCACAACTGTGTTGCGAGTGATGGTGTCCATATCCAACGCGGCATCCTGCCCATTGGTCTTGATGCTCTGCTGCAAGCTGTTGAATAAATCAGTGGCAGTCAGGATGTCGGTCAACTCAATGACCTGACCCCGTTGAGTCAATGATTTCTCAATCTTGTCAAGAGCGAGCGTGCGAGTTCCGCTGGGTGCAGTGCCTTCAGTCAATGCCTCAATGGCAGAGGTTGAAGGTGCGCCATAACGGAACATTGTGATCGCCTTGTGGCCCGCCCTCGCAGGGAGAGGAGCTTTCTTGGCGAACTGATCCAATATCAGTGCTTGAACAGCGTAGGACAGTAATTTCTTACTGAAATAATTCTGATACTGGTTGGATAGTGTAGTTGTGGTATTCGTTGCCATAACTTTTTATTCCTTCCCGTCAGCATAAACGTGTCACATTGTGAAGAAGCTGTTAAAGCGAGTCGTCGTGAACCATGGCAGCTTGGCGCAGGTATTTCTCCTGCTCCCCGTCATCCATGTCATCAAAACCTCTCGCACCATTCAACTTCTCCGCTGTGAATCCGCCTTGTACCGACGTTTTCTTTTCCAGTTTGTTATATTTTTGCTGTAGTTCAAGGAGCTTGGTAGCAGACTCTTCAGTGCTGCCCGACTTCATTTCCAGTCTCGCCATCTTCACTGCCATTTCCAGTCCATCAGGACTAGCCGTCAGTGACGGGTTATTCTGGAGCATCGCTTGTGCCTTTTGGGTAAGAGGATTGCTCATGTCATTCAGTTCTGGGTTGCGCGTCATTAGTTCATGACGCTTCGCTTCCCACGCTTGTTTATACTGGGTCTGAGAGACGCTCGCCTTGGCCTGATCCTCTGCCGCTCCAAGCTCCTTGGCTTTGGCGCGGGCGGATTGGGCATAGTCAGACTCACCTTCCTCATCAAACCCTTTCGCAGCTTCCTCGTAATCCTTGGCTGTATGGCCGTGTTCATCACGGTATCCCTGCTGGGCAATCATTTGCTGGCGTTGGGTTTCCAACTCCTGCGTCTGTTGCTGCAACTGGGCCTCAAGCTGCTTGTTCTGTTCCTTGGCCTCGTTTACACCAGTCCAAGACTTTTCCAAGCGAGCCTGATTCTTCGCATACTTGCTCTGCTTCTTGTCGGCAACCTTTTCGGGCTGCTCCTCTTTCAATGAACTACTAATTTCAGCGTCTTGATCTGGAGGGCTGACTTCCTCTCCTCCTTCCTCCTGTGGTAGCTCCGGTGGCGGAGTTTCCTCCACTTCCGGTTCTTCAGTTAGCACCTGCACTTCAGGTGTTTCACCCGCCTCCACAGCAGCATCATGCTCCTGTGCAGCGGCCAACAGTTGGTCGGCGGTTATGTCGCCAGTTTCCTCTGCCATCAAACGCTCCTTTTGTTGAATGCTATCCTCGTCCTGCCCGCGCATTCATGGGGCAGACCGTGCTGTGGGGTCTTAACTCAACGAACGCTCGACCCCAATGTCGTCCGTTGTAAATTCCTCTATTGGCTCAATTTCCCTCGCCAGAGTTTCCAGCGTATGAACCGTGGTTCTCATACCGTTTGCATAACCTGCCTCTATTTGCAAGTTCTTTGTGTCACATTGTGCGACTACGTGCGCGTTTTGTCGCAGAACCATGTTCAACAAAATCGCCCTCAACCTTTTTCCTGCCCGACTGGAAAGAAACTGGCGCAGTGCATTCGCATCATCCACGCGCCATTCCGGCTCGTCCACCCAAGGCAGATTACCAGATAGACGCCAAGCCATGCGGATAAACTTAAAGAATCTCATTTAATAGTCTCCCTGCTGAACCACTGCTTCCGTCTCCTCAATCGCTTGAGCTTCAGGAGCCGGAACCTGTCCAGTGATGGCTTGCATCTCCATGGCTTCCTGCTCCTGTTTGTCCGGCATGAAACCCAACTGCACAAGGTACTCTTCAACGTCCTTCCGCAACGCCCTCGCATTGTTGGTGTCCACCTGCTCATAGGCATTGAGTAATTCGCCCAGCCTTGAGCTAATAGCCTGTTGCCCCTGCGGTGGAACCTGCATCCCGCTCTGCCGCGCTTTCTCAAGGAACTGCATGATGACCCCGATCCTCACCCTCGCGTCCTGACCGCCCTCCACGGGAATCATCTCCCCGATCAACAGCGCAGGAATAATCTTCTTCTCATCGGATACCTCGTTGCCCTCCTTCTCGTTCGGGTCTTGGATAAGTCGCGGTATCAATGACGGGTCTTCCAGTTCCAGAATGCTCTTGTCCAGTTCAACCTGGTTAATCCAAGGGCTACCCGAAAACAACTGCTTCCGTTGCACCGCCTTGTTGAGCAGCATGGCTTTGCTCACCATATCCATGCCCCCACGCGGTTCAATCTGGTACTCGTCGTGCAGCGCAACCGGATCAAGCATCAGGCTGTCCTCAAGGAAACGGAACTGCAAATCTTCCCCGTCAAACTGAATCAATAGTTCCCAAGCCTGACGATATAATGTTCCCAGTGCCTGACGGAAAAGGCGCAGCCGCAAGTCCATGTTCTGCTGGGACTGGGCATTGATGGATTCAATCTCCGTGGCCGTGCGCCTGTCCTGCGATGCCATCACCTGATTGATTCCGTAATCGGGAACCGTCACGCGCTGTTCAGCCACCGACTGTGTTCGCATCAGTTCCTTGTCAAAATCTATCGGGGGTTGCGGCATGGGAACCGGCGCAATTCCAAAGGGCAAAATCTGTCCCGGTTTCATCCGCAGATTAACCGAGTTGGGCAGGTCACGTTCAGCCCTGAAGAGCGGCTGGTTGAACAACGTGGCGCAGTCCATCTTTTCATTCCAAATCTTGTTCAGGCTGACCTCAAAGGTTCCCAGCATCTCACACACGCCACGCGGACTGTACCACCCGCCATCGGTGATCTCATACTCACAGGAGGCAAACGGAGGTTGCCCGTGGTCGTATGGTACAGCCATGGTATCGCGCAGCTTGGTTTCAGGTGACTGCGGTGAGAAGGTTTCAATCTGCCATTCCCCGTCCTTTTCCTTCCGCGTGTAAACCTCCCAAACTATGATCTGATCGCGATCACGGCTAAAGGTTAACCCCTCGCGGATTTCCTTCCGGTTACGGAGATTATTGCTGATCCCCTCGTTATCCTCCACACCGCCCCGTATCTTGTTAATGACCGCCTTGGATGTGTCATAGATACCGGCGCGTTTATACGCCGCCTCGCTCATGGGCAACACATGTGCCACCCTGTCAGCTCCGTCCACCCCCTTCGTCCAAGGCGGAACAATCACAAAGAGCGGGTCTATCGCCTGAAATTCCACTCGCCGCTTGTCCGGGTTCCAAAACACCTTCAGCACCCCGCGACCGCCCATCAGCATATGGTCAATCCAACTCATCACTTCCGTGGCGTAGTTGCTCTGCTCATGGAGCTTATAGGAAAACCATTGTTCAGCCGCCGTGGTGAATCCCGCCAACTGACTTCGCATAGGCACAAACGTAGCCAGTACCTCAAGCCCCATGGCTTGCTGAAAGAATCCCGGCTTCAACTTGTTGATGGTGGTATCTATCAGCGGGAAATGCATATCAGCCGCGTTAGGCCAAGGCTTGTGTTTCCGCTTCAGACCGTTGTTACGCATCTGATACCACAACGCCTGTCGCGTCTCCCATTCCACGCGGGACTTGATGTCATCCGCCACCAAGTTATAAATCTTCTCGCTCATCCTTTACGCGCCATGTTCCTGAATGTCCGGGCCAAGACCGCCTGTTTCTTCGTTTTCGCGCTTGCCTTGGAACCCGGTTTCAGGACTTGCTTCACATACTGCCCGACAGACTTATCTGCTGCCTTGGCTTTCCTTGTGAATGCCCCCTTCTTCAGGTTCGCCTTCTGAATCCATTTACCATTTCCTTTAGCCATAAATTACCTGCCCCTCCCACGATTACGCCCACGCGGGGCAATCTTCCCCGCCTTAATGTCTTCCTTTGTGGGAACCAACATTCCCTGCGGTGTCACCTCTCCCGGCTTCACCTTTTCGCCCCCCTGCTTTTTAGATTTAGTAGTCATTGGTTGCACCTATACCCCATGCGCCAGAGGAGTTTAGCTATGTTTGCCGCAGCCGTGTCCACCCACTCCTCCTCGTCTGCTCCCCTCTTTGAAAATAACTGCTCTCGCAACCTCGGAAATTCAGCGTGGAGGCTCTCATGGATTATCACATCCAAACGCTTACACCCGCGTAGTCTTGGGCTGATGGTAATAGATTTCTCATCCGTGCAATCAGGCTCCGGGTAGCAACACAACCCATTTATCTCCTCAACTCGCACATCAAACTTTCCCGTGCTAAACTTATGCGTTCGTACTTTAGCAGCCATTAACTCCCTTCTTCTGCTTGACAACTCTCATCCCTAAAAACCCACTATCACAATGTGACACCTCTGGCAAATAAATAATTCATCTTACCATCCAACCTCCATCCCCGGCGGGACAGACATTGAATCCGCTATCGCCTCCGCTTCATCATACAACTCGCCCAGTGATGGACGGCTAATACTCTCATAATATTCCCAAGACCCGCCTATCCCCCCTCCACACGCTATACACCCCAACACCGCATCAGCCCTGTCAGGACTAGCCAATCCACGCGCCTTCATGCGATCCTTCGGTTCCACCCCCAACTTTCCTGACCGACCCACATCGCTCCTCCTGGTAATCATCTGTTGATGCAACAATCCATCATCAAACAACCTCACCTCCTGCCGCTCAATCGCCCTAGCTGCCTGATGCCAAATCTCTGCCCCACGATTAGTGTATCTCGGGTCAAAAGGTTTTCCCCCAAAGTTTACCCGATGGATGTCAAACCCCGCTTCCATCAAGGCATCGCACATCGGCAATCCCAACCCGCCTTCATCTCCATACACCTCATCCCCCACCACCCCATGAATATCAAATAACTGCAATAACCTACCTATGCTCTTGTTCGTGTCCCGATCCTTCCAACACTCCATCACCGTCACCTCATTGCCCACTCGCAAAGCAAACACACACTCATCCCCGCCAGCCGCGAAATCCACAAACGCACACTTCATCCCGTCCTTACGCTCAGGTGGTTCCTTCAAACATTTCTCCAAGTCCTTCAACATCAATACCACACCCTCATCACTGTCATCCATGAATTCCCCATAGATCATACTCCGAATCAAAGGGCTGCTCTCTCCATAAGTCTGGATCTGTTCGCTAATCCAGTCCTTCGTCAGATGCGGGCAGTCATATGCCGTCACAGTAAATGTCTCCCAACGCTCCCGTTGTTTAGTGAACGCATCATAAAAGAAACCCGTAGCCGCTCCCGGACTGCTCATCATCAATAACCGACTAGGTTGACACCGCTCAACCGCATGGAAAATCTCGTCATCATGTATCCCCTTCGCTTCATCCACAATGAACAAAAGATTGTTACTCTCCCCCTGCCTATGCCAACCCTCCGCCTTGTGCGGGTCACTAGCACTAAACCCAATCGCCCTAGCCCCATTCACAAATCTCAACCCACTCTGCGTAACCTCAAACCCCTCACCCGCCGTCAACTGCTGCACGTACCTCTTCAACGTAGGCCACAACGCAGCCTCTACCTGCCGGTAAACTCCAGCAGTACAAACCACCAAACTATCCGGGAAACTAATCACATGCCACAACACCGCTATCGCCGCAACCATACTAGTCTTCCCACTACCATTCGCAGCCTTCAACGCCACACGGCTCTCCTTGTAATTCAATTCCTTCAACACATCCACCTGCCAAGGATACAAGTCCATGTCCAAATACGTCTTCGCAAACCAATGCAAATCCGATCGCTTTGAACGTGCCAACTCACTCTCCTTACCTTTCCGGTTACGCGATCCTTTCGGACGACCCGCTTTCTTGGCCACAGGTTTACTTGTAACAGGCTTTGATGACTTGTTCATGCTATCTCCCACCTGAATTTCTGTTGGCCGTATATCGGTTGCCATTCACGCACCTTGCCGTCTCGCTTGCTCTTACGGCCCCAAGCATCATGCGGCTTTACCTCCGCGACTATCCGCCATCCCGATCCACGCAAACTCGCACCACTCTCATCCTGCAATGTATAAGTCACCAACCTGTCACCACCCATCGCCCTCCACGCTCGCCAACACGCGCCATACAACTTTGAATTAGAGTTCCTCGGAGCCTGCCCATTCACACAAACCCGCAACACCTCCGCAGTTCCTCGCACCATGAACGTAGCCGATAACGGATTACCCACTATCGCTACCCCAACCAGTTCGCCTTCCTCCAAACCAATCGCAAACTTCCCACCATTCCTAACCGTCCTCCCGTTGTGCCGATGAAACGACTCAACGAAATCATTAGCCTCACGCAATGTTACCGGAACAATAGTCATATGCTTTTTTGTTGAGGGCTATTGGATGGAGGGGGGAGCAACAGCAACCGCAGGTGGTGGGGGTGGCGGGGGTCCGGGGTGGGGTGGAAATCCTTGAGCATTGGTTTTTAAAACCACAGAGCATGCCTGTTATTGTGGAGTCAAACGTCAATTGGTGGCTTGCTGGTGGATTTGAAAGCTTCTTTGTTTCCCGCCGTGCTTTGGATCAACTGCACAAGCACATTGTTTGAACCCGAACTGGCTCCGGCCTGGGCGTTTGGCACGGTAAAGCCGTGAATCCGTTCACCCATCCACGCCAAGGCTGTCCAACGTGCCGGGGATGAATAGCCGGCCTTTGCAATGCCTTGCAATAGATTCTTTTTTCCCGTCTCTCTCTTTTGCTTCAAAAGAAGCGCAAGGTCTGTATCCCTTTTGCATATCTTATTGAACTGACTGACAGGCACGCCAATAACACCAGCCGTTGCACGTTCGGACATCCCCAGTTCAAAGCACTCTTGAGCCTCTGTTATCTGCTCTTTACTGAGTCGCCTTATTACTCTGGCAACCTTGCGTTTGGATTGGCTTGGTTTGCTTGGTGATTGGATAATGTTCACACTCATAAATAAAAGCGCGTTACGTTTTAGTGAATAGGGACGGGGCAAACAAGCTCATTATTCACCATTTGCTACAATATATCACATTTACCCGTGAATTGCCTGAAAATACTTTGCAATATGTGAAAATATAGCTTGTGCAATAGCGTGTAGAGTGTAGATTCCTTATGTCGCCAATGCTGGCGGCAAAGTGTGAGACTAGGATTATTCGGAACAAATCATTATGGCAACAAAACACAAATTCATTGCAAGAGTACACGACAAAAAGACCGTGCAGAAAATGCTTAAATCTTTTCGGCACGCTGGCCTTAATGTTGAAAAGCTTGACGCCGGGTATTCAGTCACCACTAAAAAAGGCTTTGAAGTATTCAAGGCCATGATAGGCAGCAGAGCATACCTCTGCCGGTACGTGGATAATCTATTTGCATAATCCCACTGTGCAGATACCGCGTTGCGGTGTTTGCCTTGTGTGATTAACACAAACCTAGCCAATGAAAAGCCGATAGGGCGCGGCATTTGCTAGGATAAGAAAAACACCGCTCGACGCGTTAACGTCGCCTATCGGGGAAAAAGAATAAGATCATGGCTAGGAGAATAACAAGCAAAAACCTTGAGAACCTGTGCGAACACCTCAACAAGTTAACCGGCAACCCAATTGAGCCTTACACTAAAAACGCAAGCGGCGACTATGACGCGAACGTTGGCGCGTACCTCATAAGCGGTGCGTATGGCGGGTGGGCATTGCATCAAATGGACAATGACAAGGGCGGCGAGCGGGATGTTTTATCTTCCGGCCATGTTCCGGCACGGGAATTGTTTAACCTCATCCATGCGTACTTGCGCGGGATGGAAGCGCAAGGGCTGTATAGCCAGGAGGTGAGCGCATGAACTACCGAAACAGTCAATGCGGGGAAGGTTGGCAATTGGATTGGTTAACTTGGCAATATCCCTACGCCTACGCGGAGCGGGTTGACGGGTTGGGCGGCGTGCGTTGGGAAATTGTAAAGGTTGCACCTTACACACTGGAAGGAATCAAAAGCCTTGTGAAGTTGTGGGAAGATAACGGGCGCAAAGGCGCGGTTATTTATGACGGCCATATGCGCGGATTCCCGTGTGAATGGGTGGAGAATGCTTTGCGCGGGAAAGGTGATCCAAGGCATCAAAGCGGCGGCGACGAACGCGGGGCAACCTATGGTTTTGATCGGTTAGCCTTTGACCATAGCGCGGAAAATCCCGTTTTCGGGTTTGACCATTTCGGGAATCGCGAGGGGGTTCAATTATGATTGCACCACAGCCACAACTAGCCACCGACCCCCGCCATATCCGCGCAAGGTTTGCCGGTTATTGCTGCGAAACAAACTTGCGTATTCGCGCGGGCGAATGGATTATCTACCATCCCTTAACGCAAGACGTTTATTGCGCGTATTCCCTCGCGTATAAGCAATTTGAGAGTTCCAGGTATTATCAGTTAACCCATTAAAATTATGAACATTGAAGAATTCACACGCGGCTACATTGATGCCGCGATTTGGAGCAGCACGGGCGATGATGGCGAGCCATTAGACGCAACGCATGGGCCGGAAGATTTAGCGGCAGAAACACGGGCGACAATGGAAAAGGATTGCCGCGAATTTACAAAGCAATGCAATGATGATTTGCGGGAATACAGCGATAAAAGAGCATTGCCGATTGATGCCGAATTTACAGCCGCCGATTGCGCGGGCCATGATTTCTGGTTAACGCGCAATGGACATGGGGCCGGCTTTTGGGATAGGGGCATTGGCAAGGTTGGCGACAGCTTGACGGTTGCTTCTGAAAAATTTGGCAGCGTTGATCTTCTCATTGGCGATGACGGGAAAGTCTACCAAGCATGAGCTTACTTAACATCAGCCAGGTGAAAGCCTATTTGCTCGCGCATTCGCCCAAGAGCAAGACGCGAGTGGCCAAGGCACTACTGGAAAAACTTGAACGCGCCTTTAAGCATGAATGCGACAAGGCCATGAACCACCATGACAACAAAATATCCAAAGGGAAAACACTAGTATGAAAAACACAAAGACAAAGAAAACCAAGTGGAGCGAAAAAACCGACAAGCAAAAAAAGATTGACTTGGAAAACCTGAAAACAGAAATCCGAAAGGGGGTTGCCGAAATGAAAAACGGCATTGATTCCTTGGAGGAAATGAATGACATGTGGATGAGCGAATCCCGCAACCTAATGTCCGGTTATTATGGCATTAACCGCGCCATTGATCAACTGGATCAAACGCACGTTTGGGCCGGTGAATGGGATGATATGCCGGACGAAATCCTTGAAGTGGCAACCCACATGAACGCTTACCAGGGGAAGTAATATGAAAACAGACTACCCATTTTTGGGCCAAGGAAGAATTAAGGACAAATCTATGAAAACAAAAAAGAAAACAGACTGGTTTGATAGCCATGTCATCATTGCAGGGCCGGGATTGAGCGGCAAGGACAAGGAGTTCATCAAGGACACCATCAAAAAGAAATGCGCCAAGCCCATTGCCAAACTAGACAAGGACGCGGCTAAAAACCTTCCCACGGGCGAATAACGCCCATTCCTAGCGGGGTCACTGGCGAAAGCTGGTGGCCCCTTTCCGGGTGAAAGGTAAAACATGACAAACAAAAAGACAAACATGGTGGCGGATTTATTGCCCTGCCCTTGGTGTGGCAACGCGCCCGAAACAATGACCTTGGACAAATCAGAATTCTGGGATGGGCCGGAGTATGTCATTCATTGCGCGGATGAAGATTGCCAAATATTTCACACGGGTTCCACCTCGGACGCAAGTTGGAGTTTGGTGATTAAGGCATGGAACACTCGCGGGGGAAAGTTGGGTTGCGAACAGCCGATGGAAGTGGCGGCGAGATTGGAGTGGCTGGACGAAACGCAGGCAGCGATTTTTTATCATTGCAAGGACATGGAAAAGCTGAAAGCTAGATTTGACTTGGGCTTTGAATAACTGATTCCTAAAAGCCTCTAAATCGTGCCTGTACACCTCCCAAGCTACAATGTGACACAACCCGCCACAAAATGCCGTCAGCACCCCTTTACGCGTCACTACGGGCTATTCTGGTGAGACTTCAGCTTGCCTTCTTGCCTCTCGCAAGCAGTTCGGCAATTCCTTCAATCCCCGGAGGAAGGGAGGCTTGCTGTTGCTCGCGTGGTGAGAAGCTCATCAGCGTGGATTTAATCTCGCGCTCCTTATCGCGTAGTTCTCGCAAGCGATTGGGATCATCCTCGCGGCTCCAGCTAATCACATCGCCTGTGGCGTCCAAGCATCTGCCATGGAGGATGGTTTTGATTTCCTCGGCCAATAGCTTTTGAGCGTGTTCAAGCCCGATTCGGTCAGCGGTTCCAAGGGGGGTAGGGGGGGTTAAAGGTATAGCTTTGACTTTAACTTTGACTGGCATACCGATCGCATTGCGATTTTGCTTGCGATCGGATATGCGATCGCTATCCGGTTTCCAACGTGCCTCTGCTCCCTTTTTCCCTGCTTTTGTGAGCTTTTGTCGGTTCTCCATGACCTCTTCCCTCACTTCTTCCATCCTTTTGTGCCTGTACCTTCCAGACTCATCTAAATAAAATCTTTCCAATGCGGCTTTAAGCTCTATGCGATCGCATCCGGCTAATCTGGCGAGCTTTGCCTTGTCAGAAGTCAGTCCATCATCTATCCAAGCATGGCAAAGTAGGCTGATATAAGCCCCACGCTCGGCGGCACTCATCACCATGGTGGAGGCGATGAAATCATTCACGTAAAGGGGCATCTTAAAGAGTTTATCTTTCATGGAGGGGCTTTATTTCAACAATTTCGGGCTTACACATATAAAACTCTTGAGTCATGTCCTCGTAACGCTTGTCTGTGAGCGTTTTGACCCACCACTGGCTCTTTAATCGCCCATAAACCACTGCTACGTGAGTTTTCTCGGCATTGAGGATCATATAGGCATACGGCTTGGGGTTGGCGTTGTCGTAGGAGTGTCGCGCACACACTATGAAGTCGGTAAAAGGCCAGTCAGCGGTGCAAGTGAAGTCCCGTGAGCTATGTTTCACCTCTATGCGCTGCTGGATGTACAAATCACCATTATCTTGGTGATCCAGACGGTCATCGTACCCCTTGGACTTGGTCATGGGGCAGATAGCGACCTGTACGCCGCGTAAATACAGGTACTCGGCGCACTTAAAGACCGCTTCACTAGAGGCATCTAGGTGCTTTACGAACCTTTCATGGTCACGTTGTCTCAATTCATCTGTCATGCTGTCATTTACTAATCATGTAGAGCAACCAGACCAGTGCAAGCACCAGCAGGAGGTCAATTACCAGTCGCCAATCCTTATCTTTCATAAGTCCAAGTCCACGCCTTCTTGCGTTTCTTTGTTAACTCCGCTTTTAGCCATGCATCCCTGCTCCTGGTAATACCAATCAATGCACTATCAACTTCACTCCGACTGGCTTTAGGATCAGCCAGCACGCGGCGGGCTATGTTCTCCCATTCTTCAAGTGTCGCGCTTTTCTTCATCCTGTTCTTTAACGTGATCCTTAAAGGCTTTTATCAGACAGTCTGCCGATTTATCCGCCTCCCAATCCATCGTCAGGAAAAACCGCTCTGCGTAGGCCATCATCTTTTTATTAAAGTTTCTCTGATACTCCTCCTCATCTGTTTCTTCACTCATCATCTTTCCCTTCTCCGTTCAACCGTTTCACTTCCGATTCCAATTCAACTAGGCGAGCCAGTACTTCTTGCACTGGCAAACCCAACCGGAGGAGCGTCGGGGCATCCACTTTGTCGTACCGGGGAGCCTTGTGAAGGCGAGTCAGCGTAGGGTTCCCCTCAAGTAGTTGTGGATTTTCCTTCGCAAGCTCCAGTGCCTTCACCGCTCCACGTAATAACTCGCGATACAGGAAAGAATTGGATTCGTGCATTGTCTGGGCCAGACTACAAATATTATTATAAGTGTCCTCATCAAGCCTGACACATATGCCAGCCTTGCGGTTGTGTGGGTTATTTCCATAAACTTTAGGCATCATCTTTCCCTTCTTCATTCCGCTTCATTTCCGATTCCAGTTTGGCTAGGCGAACTGAAACATCAGCGAGTAATCCAGCGAGCGACACTGGCTCCTCACCCTTGGCAATGAGTTCATTCGCTTCATACTCTTCCTTGAAGTTTTCAACTTGCGCCCTGATATTCAGAATTGCTTCAGGGGGGTTTTTTTTGAGATGGTAGCCCATGGGTGAACATGAATCCAAACCTGCCCGGATCATCATGTTCATCAATTTGCTCATCGTCCATCCTGTGCGCTTGCCTAATTCACTGATTCTTTCCTTTTCACGGTTGGCGAAACGAAATGAGACTTGTACTGTGGCTTCTGGGTCTTTCATTCCTCTTTCCTTTCATCGTACCCACATTCATGGCAAGCGAGCATATTGCTGCTCCCTGCCTCAAAGAATCGCATCGTCCCGCACTCCGGGCATTTGTTCACCGGCTCGTCGTGCAATTCGTCATCACTAAAATCGTATTCAGTCATTCCACTTCAATCACGGTTTTTTCTTCTTTGCGCGTTTTGACTTTTTCTTGCTTGATGAAGACTTCAATTTCTTTCGTCGTGTCGTCTTTGATGACTTTGGTGTAGCGTAATGCGTCAATAATGTATTTGACGCACAGATTATCTGGGTCGAGCAACCGACATCTTTTGCTAGTAATGCGGATGCGACTGCGACGAAAGTCTCCTCCTTCATCTTCTTCCGGCTCCATGGGTTCAATCCAAAGAGCCGATTTAGGCTCGGCACTCGCTCGGCTATCTCTATCCTTATCGCCATTCAAGCTACCTCCCGCACTTGAGCCTTGGGCAACTTCGGCTCAATCTTCAGCACCTCTGCAACATCTTCCATCATGGGGCGCAAGTCCCAATCTCTCGCGTACATGAGTTTGTAAGCGATTTGTTTGAGTCCATGGATGACTGTGGCATGGTTGACCCCTTTGCCCCATCTGCGGCCAATGACAGCGCATTGAAGGCCCATGTGGCAATGGATGTAATGCCAGCATATCCAGCGTGCTTCCACAGCTTCATCTGTTCGGAGTCTGCCGAGTATGGTTTGCTCGCTGACGCCTGTGACCTTTGCCACTGCCGCGACAATTTGATTAATTTGTTCCTGTTTGTTTTTAGTTTTCATATTAGGCTTTATTCTCAAATAAGTTTCTGTATTCCTGAAGTTTTTTGCCTCTCGCAAATGAGGACACCCCCCCCAACCCTTCTTTGTGTTTCCTCCATAGCGATGAATCAGTTTTACCTTCCGCACATTCAATTTCAGGCTGCTCAATCAAGGAGGGTTGTAAGTTCTTTCTCCACACATTGATTTTTCTTCTTCGCCTTATCCCCCCTTCCCGAATGTGAACGCATTTGTATCCCATCTCCTTCCAGAAAAGATTTGCCTCAAGATCAAATCCACAATTCAATGTTATACTTTCAGAACCGCTGGCGTACTCCTCTATGGCCGAGGCAAGCATTGCTCCGTAAAGTTTTCTCCGAGCATCATACTGAATGCACACTTGATGGCACTTTACATCCCCTCCCCTTGCCCCAACATAGATGTAACCAGCGGGTTCGCCATTGAGCAAACCAAGGAAGAGCCTTCCCTTCTTTTGCTCGCGCTCAAAAGCCTGTTTCGGGTAAAAGCTCAATTGCTCTGCATTCTTCTTTTGCAAGCTGTCAATATAAACCAACAAATCAGGGTGATCCTTCACGATTACAAAATCACTTTTCATATTAGTTAAAAGCACCGACACGCAACGTGGGTTTTTGAATAGCCGGAGTGGATGCACCCCGCCTAGCTAGGAGGCGAACCCAGTAGACCGCTGCGTGTCGGTTAAATTTCATAGGTGAACTCCTTGAGCTTCTCGCGCAGCTTTGGGATTCCCTCCAGTGCCGAGAAAAAGTTCTTCCACACTTGGGCGACTTCGGAACGCTGGTAAGCCTTCAGCATCTCCGCCTTGAGGTTCACTTTAATTTCCCCAATCAGCTTCTTCACTTGAGGCGGGTCATGCTTGCTAGGGTTGGCAAGTTGCTTGACAAGCAGGGTGTCTTGAAAGTTGAGGTGATCCCAAGTTTCAGGGTACGCCTCCACCCAACTGGTTCGCCCATCGCCCCAGCTAGGTTCGGGTGGGGGGTAGCCAAGCACGCCATCGTCCGGGTTGTACTTTTCCCTTGAGGCTTTGGCTTTACGCCTCGCTGCCTGAGCCTTCCGGCGCAACCTAGCATCCTTTTCAAGTCCGAGCCTTATGGCGCGGTAGTCTAGGTATTCTTTTACGCGAGGGGGGCGAGGGGGGCGAGGGGGGCGAGGCTGACTGCGTTGCCGTTTGACTCGTCGCGCAAATTCCCGCGCCGCACTTCTCTGCTCCTTTTCCAACTCTTTCCGCTTGGCGTGGCTCAAAAGCTCCGACTCGGTATAGTTCGGCAGCACTTTGATGATCTCCTGATACTTGTAGGCTCCCGTCCGGTTGGCATCCTTGAGCGTCTCGCCATCGTCAATGGGAAAGAAGTCCCTTACCCAATGCGAGTTGCACCGAAGGAAAGGGTCAAGCTGCATGAACCCGTAACTGTCAACTGCCCCAGCCATTAAAACGGTACGTCATCCTCTTCGGCTTTGGGGGCTGGTAGGCTTTGCTCCACAGGCGTGGGCGGCTCACCTTCTTCAAGGCTCTCAATGAGGGTCGCGAATTTCTTCTTGCTTTCATCGGGAGTCAGAGGCTCTGGCTCGGATGGCGCACCCTGCTTTGAGTAGTCCTTGAAGGGTTCCACGCTCCCCGATATATTGAAATCACTCTGGCCGAATGTGCCATTGACCCAAAAGGATATGCTCTTCAGGTTGCCCCCGTCATTCCAAAGTCCTTTGAAATCGGGGAAGGTCGGTTTCTCCAGCTTCTTCTCCACTTGTTGTGTGATGGAGAATCGGCCCGGTTGTAACTTTCTTTTCTCTTCCATAATTTATTCCTTAACTAATCTTGGGGTGTCGGTTGTTGTTTCAATGAGGTCTTCCAATGAATCGGCTACTGCCTTGTAAGCCTCTGACTTCTTCTTTCCCGTGGTAGCGCATACCCCGCTTTCAATTTGCGGGACGCTTACCTTCACGGCTTTGAGAAAGTCTTCTTGGCTGATAAGGTTGTCCTCCCGCAGCCGGTTGAATGCCTCTTGGCTATCTGTGATCTTCCTGCGCTTGCGACCTTCCGCAATCTTATAGCCAGGAATGGAGTAAGGATCATTGTCCAGAGTCTCCCGCGCCTTCTTCTCAATCTCTGGGATGAGCTTCTTGGCTACACCAACATAATCCAGTAGCTCTGCGAATCGGGTGGGGTCGCTTAACTCTGTCACTTGCACCAGCGTCAGCATGGCTCCCATCGCCTCTGGGCATTGGGTCTTAAACTTGCACCATTTGCATTGCTTCTCCCCTGCGAACCTTCGCGCCGAGGGAGTCAGGGCAAGCTCAAGGATGTTCATTATCAATTCCTTTCCTTCCCTTAATTGCTTGGCGTTGAAGGTTGCCACCTCCACAGGCTCCCGCGTCTGAAGGATGGCGGCATGAATCTTGCGAACCTTGGGGAAGTTCGCCTTGAGCAGCACGGCGAGAGCCAGTAGCTGAAGGTTGCGTCTGCTAGGCGTCACCTCTCCACGACCTGTCTTGTAGTCCACAATCAAAGCGGTTGAACCTTGAATGGTGATTTGGTCGGCCATCCCGCTGTAGTTTACGGCGGCAGTGATGGCTGGGGGCGAGAGCCAAAGACGATGCTCTTTCATCACCGTGACAATCTTCTTTGCGCGAGGGAAAACCTCGGCTTCCAAAAGCTCACGCTTCACTTCCAACTCGTCAGCAATATCCTGCTCGGCCCCATCCAATATTATTTCCTGCTTACCCTCAAGATAGCTATGGATGCGGATGCCTTTCACTGCATCAAAGCTCATCTGCTCTTCTTTGATGTCCTTTTGCGCCGTGAAGGCTCCGGGGCAAAGGCTCAAGTTCTCAATCGCGGAAGCACTTGGCCAACCACCTCGGAGATCGCCGTTACTGCTCACGGCGATGCCTCCTCGGCAACCTTCACGGCATCTTCTGAAAACATATCTGAATGAGTGGCAGCAGCACGCTTGGGCTTGAAGCTGAACTGGTCATCGTCCGACTCAATAGCATCACGGAGAGTGGGGGCGAGGCTGCACATTTTGCTGGCCCTTTTCACGACGATTTTTTTGTACATCTCCGCTGGAAAAGATTGATAAGGGCCGCTCGCCTTTGCCTTGCTGCAATTCTTAACTGCTTCCAGTTCGCTCATGTCCATGACCTCACACTTTTCATGGCCGTCCTTGTAACGGATGAGGCAGTACGCGCCCACGATGTCGCCACGGTCAGTGCCAAGATCAAAGCGGTGGGTGATTAGCTCGCCCTTGTTGTAATCAAATTCATCGTTCGCCCGAACTTCCTTGGCGTAGATATTGGATATGTCCTCGGCATTCAGCATCAACTCAACCAGTCCTTGGTAACCAATGATAAGCTGGCACTGCTTTCCGTAGGGTATCAGATAGGCACGCCGCCCATCAGGTTCAATGCCATGCTGCGAGCAGGTCATCAACGCCTGGAGGACGCTGGCTGGATCACACTCTGCGAGCTTGGGGGTCTTTAGTAACGTGGTTAGAGCAACTCGCGCCATGCGATCTGGCGTGAGATGTTTGGGGAGGGCCAAGGCCATTTCCTGCTTGAACTTATCGGAACCGATCAAGTCCTTCAGCTTCTTTGTGTTTGTCGTTAGTTGTTGTGTCATAGATTATAAAAAGTTTTGGCGTGTTACGTTTAGCATATGCGTTTCATACGGGCGCGGGTGGCGAATGCCCCACTCTGGGAAGGCCAAGCACATGAATTTCTCAATCGCAAGAGCATCTGGCGCACAGTCAGCGCAAATCATGCGCTCAATAGCTGCATCGCCTGTGACTACTACAGAGTCGTAGTCCTCACAGATATAGCAATATCCCCCACGCGGAGGCTCCAGCTTAACTAGCTGAACACTCATCTTTGGTTTTTTTCTTGGCATTCTTTTTCAACCTCTCAAAAATAAATCGGTCTATCTCTTGTGCTGTAAATCGCAGTGATGCCGTTTTTGCATCACCGAATTTGATAGCATGGAGTTTGTCAGCATGAACCCAACGCCTGATGGTTGAGCCGTCCACTCCTATCATATAGGCGACATCAGCCGTGGAAAGCATCGTGGAGATTTCAAGGTCATCTCCGTCCTCCATGATGACGCCGCTCTTATATTCATAGGTGAAATCGGTGGTCATCGTCCCTCTTCAAATTTAACAACATCAGCCAGTCGGAAGCGGAGGGTGCGGTAGCCTATCTTCCTCGCTTTGATTTTCCCTTTCCTAACCCAACGCCGAATTGTTTCGGGCGTCACCTCAAATCTCTCTGCAACTTGGTCAACGGTTAGCATCATGCGAACCCCAAGTATGCTCCTGAATTCATCCGGGCAAAGAAAAAGCTGCAAGCATCTCGCTCACAGCTTATTCACCGCTTGTTGATATGTCTGGCTAGGGGAATATATTCCAGAAATCCTTTGCCATTGGGGGAGTAATCGCGCTGCCGATGTAATGAGTGAACAGGGTGGTGGTATTAATGGAATGCCCCATTGCAGTCTTCAAATCCGTCTCATGGCGGAAGTGCTTGAGGTGGCACGATGCAAAGGTGTGGCGCATTATGTCGGACTCATCCTTGCCCCATGTCACGCCGGAAATATATTTAATCCTGTCCCTCCGGCGGCGTATGTTTCGCATAGCTGGCAAGTCTCCACCTAGCTCAAGCCACGCCTTCGCATTGTCTTGTAGAGGGACTTCCCTTTTCTCCCGCGTCTTTGATCCGCCTCTTGAAATGTAAACGGCGTTTGCCTCCAAGCATACGTAGCTCGGCAGGTTCTTCCACTGCTTGGCGGGGAACTCATGCCGCCAATGCACGGAAGCAATTTCATTGGGGCGCACGCCGCAAAAGATTCCAAGAGCGTAGTACGGGAGAAGTTCGGGATCATGCTTGCGGCATACTTCAAATATCTTACGCACATCGTCGGGAAAGAATACGGCCACATCCTCCTTGCCTTGATAAGCTCCGAACTCCTCCTTGCAGTTAATCTTGGCAACCGGATTGTCCCGCCGGTAGTCCTCGCGCTTCACCCACGCAAAGAATTGATGTAGCTGATTCCGGCGTAGCCGCTTTGTGTTGTTCCCCCATCCATTGTGATTGAGGTACTCCAAAACGAACTGGTCGGTAACATCCCTTACCTTCACATCCTGGTAACCGTAAAACCCCTGCACGGCATACAGAAGGCATTCAATGCTTTTCTCTCGTAATCCCTTCTTGACCAGCGAATCGCGAAAGTCCCAGTACAGTTCACTCACTGGCACATCATCCTTTAGAGCCGAATCGGTATCCTTCTCTTTTAAAATCTGAAGGACATCAAAGAGGGAACAATCCATCTCACGCGATAGCTTGGCGATCCTGCTCAAGTCCATGCGCTGCTCGCTGGACAGGTCAGCAATGGATGCGCCGTAGGTTGACAATTCCTTTTCCCGATCTGTAACAAACTTCTCGGCCTCGGCCCTGCTGGCAAACCACCTCTTTTTCCTTTTTCCCTTAACAGTAAAAGTGGCGCGGTATTGCTTTGTTCCTTCCGGCTTCTTGGGGTCTTTTATTATATTCATATCCTAGCTTTCTCTTATGAGGGCTGCACACTGTGTCCAGTAACCTCAACGCGGGGGGCAAGATACACCCTCGGTGACCCCTGTCAAGGGGTATTTAGGCGTAAATAGGCGTATAGGTCGCCACGCTTCAGTACGAAAAACGTGAATACTCCCCGTAGCCCTAGCATATAGTCAACGGTTTTCTAAACCGATGCCTATATTACTTTCACAACTGGAAAACTGCATATTGTAAATCGGGTGACCCCTCGGTAGCCAGATGAACCTCGGCTTTCCTGCCATGGGTGACCCTTTCGCCCATCAACAACTTGTTCGCAATGTGAAGTTTTGACTTGTATTGTGTCACGCTGTGCATAGGGTGTTCACATGTCTAGGATACTACGAAAGAAATCATCATTAAAAACCACGTTCGTCGCCTTTCGGATGACCGACGCAGAACTTAAACGTGTCAATGATATGGCAAAGCGCGTGGGAATGTCGCGCTCTCAATTCATATCCCGCTCTGTCGTGGATACCATGGATCGTGTTGAGGCCAAGAGAAGGCCCAAACGCACCTTCATTGAATTGTGCCGGTATATCCTTGGGAAGTAGTCATTGGCGTTTGCAATCCACCACGGCCCCCAGCGTAATGGCTGACCAGTCGCCAAAGCTCTTATCCTTGGGGTAGACGGCAGTTCGCAGGATCAGCTTCCGGTCATCCATGGAGATGAGGGTTCCTTCACTGACACACTCGGCCACATCAACCTCGGACAGTTCTGAATTTATGAAACCACACGGGTCAAGCCAGCGCACCGAGATGCGTTTACCAATCCAAGTTTTTGGCGGCTTCTTCATTCGGGAATCTTATAATGGTCAACTGGGTAAACCTTTGCTGCACCTTGCCGCCGGAACCGCTTCACCTCAACTTTGCCTTCTTTCCGCATCATGTAGATTTTGCGGCGCACAGAGGATATGGACAGATGGAGTTGATCCGCCAACTCCACCACGGTGTAAAAACCCTCCGGCACAACGTCGGTAGGCTCTACAACTGACTCCAGAGCCTTGGCCCAGTCGGTTAAAGCTCCGTCAGGTTCGTTGGAAGAATCCACTTTCCTGCTGTCTTTTCTGCTTGCCATATCTTGAACCCTCCTCCCTTTCCGGTTTTTATGATCCCAAACAACCACCCGTTCTCCCACCGCATTGTTGCTGGTCGCAGTGCAGCATAATGAAGCTCGTCCTTGTCGGCGAGCATTCCGCCGGAATAGCCTTTCGCTCCACCGTGCCTCACTGCTTGAACAGCCTCAATGCGATGCAGATGCCCCATGACAACTGCACCACCAGGATCAGCATAAATCTCTGCGTGTTGTTTAACAGCCACCTGTGAGGCCGTGTAGCCATGGACAAAAGCAACCTTGCCAATACGGTGGACACCTTTGTCGTGGTGGTACGGGTAAACCTTGCACCCCATCTGGCGTAGATACTTCTCCAGCTTGCTGACACCTTCCTGACAGTATTCGCGCACGATGCCACTAGCCGCTTCCTCTGCTGCTTGGTAGAGCCGGTATTCATGGTTGCCATTTAGGAAGACCGTGGGACGCAATCGCTCAAGGGCCATGTATCCGGCTGTCTGGTCTTGAAGCAATCCTTCCCACGATTCGCCATCTTGGCTTCGCGCTCCCTTCCTCAAGCACGCCATGTCAAACATATCGCCAAGGCAGATGCGATGCTTGGGTTTTAGCTCCTTGATGTGCCGCTCAAGGGCTGCGAGCGTGTCACGGCAACCATGTTGGCCGTGGTAATCTCCGAATGCGACAAATGTTTCAAATCCTGTCATGCGCGGCCCCCCAGCACGCCTGTTGCTGTTAGGTTACTCTTCTTCTTTTTGCTCCTGCTCGCGTAAAAGCTGCTTCCACTCCTCTAGGCTTTCCTCTCTTGATCCCGCTGCGTTTGGCTCCATTAGTTCCCTGAACTCTGGAACGTCCTCGTTCGCCTTGAGGTATAAATTTAATAACCGCAGTGTACTCTCTGGCATTTGCTGGGCCGCTATTGCCTCCTTCGCCAGCACTCCTACTTGCGGTAATGAGTGCTGTTTGTGTTTGCCAAGCCACCCCATCACTTGTGAAAATCCTTCTGGGTCATGTGCGCCCCCTGTAATGAACGCTTGAACCCAGTCGGAAAGCAGGAATCTTGCTTTCAATGCCTTGAGTTGGGCCGTTGCCATCATGGGCTGGGAAGTTTCAGCCCCGAACGTGCCAACCGCCCCACCGATCTCCCGCTCTCTTTCAAGTAGCTTGAAAATCGCCGTCCAATCATCAAGTTGCTCTATCTTTTTCGGCTCTAAAACTGACTCCAATATCCGCCTCTGTCTTTCGTTGCCGTAAATCAGGGTCATCCATTCGGGATACTTCACCTCTATCGCCATCGCTTTCTCCGGGTCTACTACCCCCGGCTTAAGCCCATAGCCTCTTGTAATCGCTCTTTGGGGCGATCTTGCAATATCAAGAGTCTTGGTGAAAATATGATTGGCAACCTCATCGGAAAGCTCTTTCTTCATGTCCGGCGGAAGCACTTCAACCCACCTCTTAACCAGTTCAGGGTTTTTGCTCCTAAACACAAGGTGTTCAACAAAGTCTTCTTTATTGTCTTTAATGAGGCTTATCCCCTCAACATCGCTGTACTTGAATGCTGCGTATAAATCATTATCAAACTGCTGTGTTCGCCTCGCCTCTGCCTTTAACGCAGCCTTCACCTCTTTTACAACCGTCCTCACTCGCGCTGGCCCCTCCAGAAGTGCGTCAGCTATCTCCAGCAAGTCTTCCTGTGTGATAACCGCTTGCTCTCCGAATGTGTTGTTTTTCCCCTTCAACGCCATGAAATCGTCTAAAGCCTTTTCCAGTGACGCAACCGCCTTGGGTGAGCCAAACAGTTCGTTCTTAAATCCCTTATCAAGTTCTTTAAGCTGTTTAGCCACAATCTCAAGGTCAACCAAATTTTGTCCCAACCTTGTTTGGAAGGTCGCGGGGGCATTTAGGATTTTGTCCTGTAACCCCACTCTCAAGGCATCATACCCTTCCGGCATCAATGTCTTTAGGTGTACGAGGGTCATTAGTCTTCCCTCGTCCTGAAGCAATTCCTTCCCAAGTTTGCCCACCTCAAACTGACCGCCTTCAGTAACTTCTTTGGTCAATTTTTGGAACCAAGAATCTGTGCGCTCAAAAATGTCTATGTTTATCTTTTTCCACGCCTGAAGCTCGTCCAAGTCATCAGCCAGCTTGTTGAACTTGATTTGATCGGCAGCAGTTGCGCCCCCAAGATTCCTGATGGATTTACTGAAATCATCTTTCAGGCTACCGTAAAGCGTGCTGAAATCTTTCATTTCATGGCCCGGAGCCACTACCATCATATTTTTCTTAAAGTTTCCCAGTTCTGTCCCAACCAGAGTCTTAATGCGTTGAGCCTCTTCAAAGGTGTGTTCCTTCGTGGAAAATTCCTTATACTTTTTTATCTTCGCCTTTATCTCCGCAAACATTGAGGCTATTTCCTCTTTTTTCTCTGGAGGAAGCGTTGCTGCCAAATCGTTGCCCTGTGCGTCAAGGAGAGTTACCTCTGGTTTCCCTCCTTGCTTTTTCGGCTTCAGGACAGTTGGCAAGCTCTCTTCCCACTCTCTCAACGCCTTGAGGAAACTGTCATCAAGCTGCACAAATGGCTCCTCTGGAAGCTGACCTATCAATGCTGCATATCTCTTTTTCTCCGTAGCCTTGTTCGCAGCAATCGCCTTCTGCGCTGCC